GGAACCGGCTCTGAAGTATCCACATCCACTTGTTCTCCTTCTGCAAGCCTTCCTGTTTTGGGGTCGTAGCAGAGCGTCGCAGCCTTTCCTGTTTCCCCGGTGTATCGGTTCTTGAGGACGCGGACGGTAGTGAGGTTGGCGTTCTGGTCGTCCTGCTGATCGCGCTCCAAGCCCAGGACAATGTCACTGAGCTGGGCAATAGCATGGCTACCGCGCAGGTGCGCCAAAGAAGTGAGTGCGCCTTCTTCATGGCCTCGATTTCCTTCTAGTCGTTTAAGGTGAGAAACAAGAAACAATGAGCATCCAAGCTCCTCGCACATCGACCGCAGTTGGGTCATAACTTTATCCAACTCGCGTCTTTCATCGCCGTTGGAACCAAGTGAACTGACTACGATTGAGAGGTGGTCAAGGACGATGTAGCTCGCCCCCATGGCACGAACCATGTAGCGGATTTTGGCAAGCAAGTTGTCGCAAGCCATCGACCCAAAGTGGTCGTAAAGAAACAAGCGACCGTGACCTACCGCTTTATCAAACGCTTCTTTTAAGTCGTCCTCTTTGTGGTCCCAATCATGCGGAGGGCTGTCCAGATAGATGCCCATGAACCCACGCGCAGTCTTCTCGACGCTCTCTTCCAGCGCGATATAGCCAACGCGGTGGTTGAACTGCATCAACCAGTAGGCGATCTCACGACAGACCAGCGACTTACCTACACCAGTGCCAGCGCAGAGAGTCACCAGTTCCCCTAGACGGATGCCGTGACTTAGTTCGTTCAGTCCCTGCCACGGGTAAGGGACAGACTCCTTCTCCCCGTCAGCTACAACGCGCTCCCAAAGGTCTTCACCGCAGACAACACCGTCAGGTCTGTAGGTCTTTGCGTCGTAGACTGCGCTGACTATCTGCTTGATGTTGCCGCTAACCAGCAGATCGTTAGCGTCCTTAGCTGCGATGCCTCCAGCAATCTTGGCCTTACCGGGAGACAGCAGTAGAGCGCATTCGTTAGCGGCTTCGCGTCCGGGCGTGTCGTTGTCAAAGAAGAAGACCACCGCCTCAAACTTCTCCAACCACATCAGGCTGTTCTTGATTGCCTTGGCTGCACCCTTGGCCCCGTTAGGGACACTGACGACGGGCCACTTGTTGCCGAATGCTTGGCTGACTGACAGGCAATCAATCTCACCTTCGGTGACCGTGACCATCTTCCCGCCGTCACGAAATAAGTGCTCCCCAAACAGGCCCGATGCGCTCCCTATCATCGTAAAGGACTTGTCTGGGAAGCGTAGCTTCTGTCCGCACAGCTTGCCATCTGCATCGCGATAAGGAGCGATGTGGCATGGCTTGCCTGCATACTCACCTACGCGGTAACCAAACTTAGCGCAGGTCTCTTGACTCAACCCGCGCTTGCGGATCGGTGCAGACTCCCCCTCAACAAACCGTGCATCCTTTTGTTCTATCACTACCTGAGTCTCTCCATTGTGTTCGCGATAGTTGCACCCAAAGCACCAAGCGTGACCGTCGTCGTAACGCGCTAGGTTGTCTTTGCTGCCGCACTGTGGGCACGGCTCATGGCGCAAAAATCGTGATGATGATTCTTGGTCCGTCTGCATCCTCAAACTCCTTACGACCACTCAGCTTCACGATTTGATCGTCGTCGCCCCACAGAACTCCGTTACAAGCGTCAAGAATTGCCTTCATCAGATTGTCGGTGTCGGCCCTTGGCGTGTCTCGCTTAGTGGTCTTCGGACGTTTGCAATAGAAGGCGCAGTGGACCGAGATCAGTCCTTCAACGGGGTTGCCCGTATCTATCTGCGCTAAAGCCTGCTTGGCTTCCTTGCGAAACCTTGTGTAGTTCTTGCCGTAGTAGACGCCCCACTTCGTCACGCGGGGGCGCGAAGCTGGGACGGGTTCTATCGGCAGAGTGAACTTAGAAATCGAAGCCATTACCGGCGGTGTCGTTCGATGTGCTGAAGGGCGCGGTGGTGTAGCCGTCCTCTTCCTTGAAGTCGAACTCGTCGGTGTTCTGTCCCTTGGTGTATTGGACTAGGTCGATGACCTGAACCGCCTTCAACCGTAGCGACATCCCCACGCCCATCGACGGGACATACCAAACGTAGGGTTCAAAGCCGACGCGGATCTTGCTACCACCCCCGATCTGATCGGTGACGGGGTTGCGCTTGGCGTCAATCAAGAGAACGCGGTTTTCAATCTTTTTGCCTTCGTATTCGTAAGCAGATTTTTGCTTGAACTTGAAGTCGATCATGCCCGTCTCATTCCCTTGGTCGTCTTCGTGGTCAGTCCAAGGCATGTTGGCAAGCTTGAGCTTCTGCTTCTTTTGCTTCTTCACCTCGGCGTCGTAGCCGTCGCGGAAGATCTGCTTGAGATCCGCCATGAACGGCTCCGCGTCTTCCGCGCTCAACCGTAACGTCACGGTGTAGACCCCGTTCTCGTCAAAGCGGGTATCGGGTTCGTTGAGCCACGGCCAAACTGCGGTGCCTTGGGGGGAAGTCTTCTTGATCCTTGTCATAAGTCTCTTTCCTTTACGCAAAGTAGTAAGGGGATTCCAGAACCTTTCTAATGTCGAGATTGCCGAACGTCGGCAACTCAGGTAACTGCACACTGTTGGGAAGCTGGATCTGTATTTCGTTACGGAACATTTGAAGCAGGTTCGGAGTGAACATCTCGACCGTGCAGTGTCGGATCGCCGTATACAAAGCGTGACTGTGCTTGGCTGTCGTCGCGTAGGAGTCATGGACCATCGCGAACTGACTCAGGCCAGCTTTGGCACATGCGTTGACGACTCGCGTCTTTAGCGCGGCATCGAGCGAATGAACGTAGTTAGGGCAAATGCCGTTGATGTGCTTCCGTGGGCTTGCCTCGCCCTTCCCGCGCTGTAAGCGGTGGCGTCGGATGGTCTCCCCGATAGAAGTCTTGACCTCATACGATGCTTGCTTCTCGTAGAGTTGCTTGACGATGAAGCCAGAAGGAGCAGTCCAAGTTGGGTTGACTTTGTTAACCATGCAGATCTTGGCAACCGACCTCAGCCAGTCCATACCCACACGGGCTGAAGTCACGACTTCACCGATGGAGTCCCAGATCAGGTCACTAAGGTAGATGCACGGCTTGAAGACCTCATCAAAGGGGTTCTGAACCCCGCGCCTCAGAAGCATGTCTTGGAACCACTCAATGGTGTAGTCCTTGCATGACTGCTTCGTGGAGCCATACGGTAGGACCATAGTTTGTCGTTTGGTGGTTGAGCGAGTGATCCCAAACTTAAGCCATCCGGCTGCATAGTGATGGTCGGATTGCTTTAGCCTAGCAGTGACTCGGTCTGCTACTTCTTGATACAGGTCTTGCGGCTCTTGGCTAGGTAAGACGTTGGTGCTCAGTGCTGCTTCTTCGTCGCGCAGTAGCAAGCTGTAGATCTGTAGCCCTTGGTTGCTGGCGTCCTGAGCTACAGGAACACGGGACACATACCCGTAGCCTTGATCCAAGAACTCACCCAGTTCAATGGCCGCAGCGAGGAACTCCCACGGTTCGTCGGCATCCTTCCATTGCGTATAGCCCAAGGGATCTTTGGCTATCTGCTTGAACAACTCCTCATTTTCCCAGACCCACTTAACGCGGTAGGCAAAGGTCTTCTTGTCGTGGCCCCAAGTGTTTGCGGCTTGAACCGCTAACCAGTTCGCTTCTTTCTGGTTTTCAATGGGGTCACCCTGGTCGAACCGAAGCAGAGCTTTGGCTACGCCAGACCCTTGGCAGTTAAGAGGGCTGGGGATGTCGTAGGTCCGCCCACGGAAGTCACATTGCTTGGGGAAGTAGATAGCCCGACCACGGAACTTCTGTGCAAGGTGCAACAGCTTACTGGTTTGAAGACGCTTGGACCTGTCGCTGTTGTTAATGCGATGCGTCTCTGATGCTAGCTTTCGCCAATTCTTCTGCGCTACAGGGTCTTCCCAATTCTCTGGCCGATCTGGTAGCTCGTGATCCTGGTTAGTAGGTAGCCCACCAACTTGGTGGTTGTGTTCGTAGGCGTGGCTCACACATTGGTAGATGTCCTCGTTGATTGACCAAGCAGTGTCTTGCTCGTGTCCAAGAGACTCAAAGACCTGCGGCATGTCGCAGTTGTTCAGGTGCTCTAAGAACTCCTTGTCGTAGCTCTTGATGAGTGGCCTACGACGGACTGAGTCACTGTGGTATCCACCCACGTAGATGGACTGCCACGGCAGCGGTTTCTCAACCATCGGCAAGAACACGGGAGTCAGGATCTCGTGATAAGCGTGAGACTTCCTGATCCACTCCAAAAGATCATCGGTAGCCATGACCATCGTCATGCTGCGATTGAAGATCGTCTTAACGGTTCGGATTTCGATGAGGCCAGTGGCTTCGCGCATTAGCTCGACCAACACGAGACCCACAGAGCACGCTACCTTTCCAGTCCACCTTGGAAGGACAACCCCACTGGCTTTAGCTGTCTTGTGGATGAACCTGCGCCGTTGCACGTAACCACCGTGCTTCTTGGTGCGGTTAAACAGCGTCTTCCACAGTGCTGGTTCTTCACGTTGGATGCGACGAAAGCGGTCTTCGTCCTCTAGGTATTGACCTAGGCGAACACTGATTGAAGTCAGCGTCCTACGCATGGAGATACCATCAAGGACAGTGCGAGCCGTCAACGCTGCCACAAGGTCTGAAGGAAGCTTCTCGATGAACTCAAGGCATCGGTGCTTTCTCCCTGGCCCGTTACGTGCATCTTCGCACCACTTGTCGATGGACTTCTGGATCTTGATGATCGACTCACCTAGCAACCGCTTGGCTACTGGCGAATACGTCTCCATCTCGTCGTTTTGCCCACGTCGGACCTTAGACCAGTAACGGTCTCGGCCTTCTTTAAGCATCTCGGCGTTCAGATCTTCTTGTTTCAACGCACGCATCCCCCTAGTGGTGCCACGCGAAACGCCACACCACTGTTAAGCCCCTAACCAATTGTTATGGCTTTCTAGGATTTACCGCGCTAATCAGACTGTTATGAAACGGGAAATCTACCGATGCAGAATGTGCGAGTAGATTTTAAGTCTGATTGGCTTGGTGCGAGCGACGGGACTTGAACCCGTAAGACCTTGAGGTCGCAAGATTTTAAGTCTTGTGTGTTTGCCAGTTTCACCACGCTCGCCCTAGAAAAGCCACAACTCATCACCACAGCCTACGCCCGTAGACTGTAGATATTGCTGGGTCTACTGTCGAGCATCTCGATAGCAGACTCCAAGTCTTGAGGTCCAAGGTGCGTGTAGCGCATGGTCATGCCGATGGTCTTGTGACCAGCGAGCTTTTGGACCATCGCAACAGGAACACCACGTTGGACTAGGTTGGTGATGAACGTATGCCGACACGTATGGAGCACGGCCTGCTCATCATTGATCCAACCAAGCTGGTAGCGGACCTGCTTCCAGATCCTCATTAGCTTGTCATAGTCTGTCCAGCCGAAGATTGTCTTCTGGTTTGGCTCCATCTTCTCAAGCTCGCTCTGAATGACTGCCTTGACCGTGGAAGTCATCGGTATTGAGCGTGCCCACTGCGACTTGTTGATGTCTACGACCAGCAGGTTTTGTTGAACGTCAACAGGCTCTAGCTTGAACAACTCACCGCATCGAAAGCCCGTTTCCATGAGCACCTGAAGGGCACCCACATATCGGGAATGTCCAAGGTGATGAAGCATGGCGTAGATGCGCTGCTTCTCGTCGTCGGTATACCAACGAATGCGGGACTGCGGCTCCTTCTCACGGCTCATCTTGGGCTTTTGTGAGATGATCTGCATGTCCCTGGCTTTGGTCAGCATCTTGGACAGACAAGCCAGCTTGCGGTTGACGGTCGCGTTGCTGTTGCCCTTCTGCTTCCAGAACAACTTGGCGTTGTCGATCATCACGACATCAATATCTGTGACCAAGGTGCGAGGTCCGAGGGCTTCCAACACTTGCTTGATATTGATTTGAGCTTTATCTTCCGAAGCAGTCCCAGCCCACTCGGTCTCAAACACATACCAAGCTAAGTCTTCGAGGTTCCTGGGCCGGTCTGGGCGGGATCTTGTGGACGCACCCATGTCGGGTTGACGGCCAGCCACAAGGTCAGCTTTGGCCTGAGCTTCCCAGACCTTAGCATCGTTGTGGTCCTTGAAAGAGCGTCTGTATCTCTCTCTTTGATGGTGAACGGTGACCTGAAACGAATCACCGCGTAGATTTATAGGCATCCTTGGTCCTCCTTACAGAGTTACCGTTGCGAATCATTCGCAACTCATCACACATTATGAAATGTGCGAATCGGGGCTGTCAAG